CCCCTACGGCCACGTCGACGATCCTCTTCCGGACGACGCCGACGCCATCGCAACCGACAACGTGGCGCTGCCCGCATGAGCGATCTGAAATTCATCAAGGCCGCCGACGGGCGCAAGATGCGCGATCCGTTCTCGCGCATGGTCCTCAAGGCCGAGGGCCAGTGGGTGGCGTGGATCTCCTACTGGCAGCGCGCGCTCGCCGCCGGCGACGTGATCGAAGCGACGCCCCCGGGCGAGGCGCAGGCCAAGGTCCCGGCGCCCGATGCCGCCGTCAAACCCGCTCCCTTGAAGGACGCCTCCAATGCTTGATTTCAGCGTCTCCATCCCCAACACCATCCGCACGCCGGGCACTTATGTCGGCTTCTCCAATCAGCGCGCCGGACAGGACCTCTCGGTCTGGCAGACGCGGATCCTGATCCTCGGCCAGGCGCTGGGAACGGGCACGGCGCCCAACCTCGTCCCGCAGCTGATCAGCTCGGAGGCGCAAGGCATCGTCCTCTTCGGCCGGGGCTCGATGCTGGCGGCGATGATCGCGGCCCTGATCGACAACAACAGCTCGACCGAGCTGTGGGCGATGAGCGCGGCCGACAATGGCGCGGGCGTCGCGGCGACCTTCACCGCGACGGTCACCGCCGCGCCCACCGGCGCCGGTACGCTGGCGCTCTATATCGGCGGCGTCCAGGTCCAGGTCGCCGTTACCGCGGCCGAGACGGTCACCGCCGTCGCCACGGCGATCGCCGCGGCGATCAATGCCGACGCCGATCTCCCGGTCACCGCGGCCTCGGCGGTGGGCGTCGTGACGTTGACGTGCCGCTGGAAGGGCCTGACCGGCAACGACATCGATCTGCGCACCAACTATTACGCCAGCGACGTCATGCCGGCCGGCCTCGCCATCACCTTCGCCGCCGGCGTCGCCGGCGCCGGCAATCCGGTCATCGCACCGGTGGTCGCGGCGCTGGGCGACACCCAGTACCAGTTCATCGCCAATCCGTGGACCGACGGCGCTTCGCTGGCGGCGATCCAGACCGAGCTGGTCAACCGCTGGGGACCGCTGGAGCAGATCGAGGGCTTCGCCTTCTCCTCGGCCAAGGGCTCGCAAGGGACCCTGGCGACGCTGGGCGAGAGCCTGAACACGCAGCTGATCTCGATCAGCGAGTGCGTCGGCCCGGCGACCACCTGGGAGCGGGCGGCGCGCGAGGTGGGCGTCATCGCCCTCTATGGCGCGCAGGATCCGGCCCGCCCTTTCCAGACCCTCCCGCTTGCCGGCGACCTGCCGGGCAATCCGGGCGAACGGTTCACCCGCGCCCAGCGCGACGTCCTGCTTCACGACGGCATCTCGACCCACACCGTCGATTCCGGCGGCAATGTCCTCCTGGAGCGGCCGATCACCACCTATCAGACCAACGCCCAGAACCTCCCGGACGCCTCCTATCTGGACGTCAACACGGTCCTGACGCTGGCCTATCTGCGCTACGACCTGCGCGCGATGATCTCGTCGAAATACGCCCGCTACAAGCTGGCCGACGACGGCATCGCCATCGCGCCGGGCCAGGCGATCGTCACGCCCAAGGTGCTCAAGGCCGAGATCGTCGCCCGCGCCCTGGCGTGGGAGACCGCGGGCCTGGTGGAAAACGTCGATGAGTTCAAGCAGCTGATCATCGTCGAGCGCTCCAACAGCGATCCCTCGCGCATCAACGCGATGATCCCGCCCGACATCGTCAGCGGCCTGCGCGTCTTCGCCGGCCAGATCAACTTCGCGCTTTAGGAGCCGCCAGGATGGGAAAGTTTCTCGGTATTGTCGACCTGACGGTCGACGGCGTCACCTACAAGACCGGCGATTCCTCGACCTTCGACCCGGGCGGCTACACCCGTCCCGTGGTCAAGGGGGCGAAGGTCTACGGCTACTCCGAAGAGGTCGCCGAATCCAAGGTCGAGGCGCAGGTGTTTATCGACGCCGGCTTCTCCTTCGCGACCTTCCAGGCCATGACCAGCTCGACGGTGACCCTTACCACCGACACCGGCCAGACCTGGACCATCGCCGGCGCCTGGAACTCCGAGCCGCCCACCGTCAATCAGAAGGACCATAGCGCCAAGATCGTGCTGATGGGACCGCCGGCGACGGAGATCATCTGATGGAACCCATCACCCACACCTTGGCGTACCCGATAAAGCGCACCTTGCGGGCCGTCGGCGCTGAGCCGACCGAGGAGACGATCACGGAGGTCACCATTTCCCGGCGCCCCGTTGGAGCCGACATGCGCTCGGTAGGTAACGCGACCGGGATGCCGATGCTGTTGATCCTGATCGGGCGACTCACAGGGCTGCCCCCCTCATCGATCGACATGATGGACATTCAGGACGTGACCGCTCTGAGCGAAATCGTCTCGGATTTTTTGCCGGATTCCCAGGGAACTGGGCCGACATAATAGGCGATCTCGCCGGCGCGTTTCACTTCTCGCCCACGGATCTGCTGGCGATGAACGAAGACGATTTGAAATTCTGGCACGGTCAGGCGCGTAGACTCCATGAAGGACCTCAAACTTAGCCTCATTGTCCAGGCCTTCGATCGGGCCACGGCGCCCCTCCGCAAGGTCAGCCAGGGCCTAAAGGGGATCGAAGAGCGCGCCGAGAGGCTCAAGAACGCCTTCGGACATCTGAAGCTAGTGGGGATCCTCGGGGGGGGACTCGCAATAGGTGGCGCGATCGAGGCGGGGCGCGGGATCTTCGAGCTGACTAAGAAGACCGCCGAATTCGGCGAGGAGATGCTCCACACTGCCCAGAAAACCGGGATGACCGTCGAGTCAATCCAGCGGCTGCGGTTTGCCGCCAGGCAGGCTGGCGTCGACGTCGACACTCTGGGCAACACCTTCTTTATGTTGGAGGCCCACATGGGGCACGGCCTCCAGGGGACCAAACCTGTTCTGAAGGCCCTCGGAAAACTCGGCCTTACGCTGTCGGACCTAAAGCGTCTTTCCAAGGACCCGCTCCAGGCATTCTACGCGCTCCAGGACCACTTTTCGAAAATCAAGAACGCGAGCATCCTCTCCTCGACGGCGATGGATCTGTTCGGTAGGGGCGGTAAGGCCATCATCCCCCTCCTCAAAATGGGGTCGAAAGAGACCAGGGCCTGGGGCGAGGAACTACAGGCCCTCGGCGGCATTCTCAGCGAAGAGGATGCGGAAAAATCCGAGTCGTTCATCCAGCGCCTGAACCTCTTCGACCAGGCGATGGCGGCCATATCTCTGAAATTCGGGCTCGCCTTCATGCCGGCGATATCCCGGGTGCTCGACCGTCTGCTGTCTTTCGTGAAAGCAATGAAGCCGGCGGCGATTGACCGCTTCACGGACTCGATCATCAGACTCATCGACATGCTGCCGTCGCTGGTCGGCCTCCTTCAGAACGCGCTGGATTTTACGTCAAGGTATCTTCCCCTTTTCGTCAGGTGGACCGAGCGCGTCGGGGGACTGAAAACGATCCTCGCGGCGATAGTCGGGCTGGGCCTCATCGAGTTCATTGCCAACCTCGTGACCGTCTTCGGGGCCCTCGCCTCCGTGATCGGCGTGCTCAACGTCGTCGGTCTCATCGCGAGCATGGGGCGCCTCGTCTCCATCTTCCGCCTCGCGACGGCGGTCGCCTGGGGATTCGACATCGCTTTGTGGGCCAATCCGATCGGCCTGATCGTAGCGGCGGTAGGTCTCCTGGCCGTCGCCGTCGGGGTGGTGGTTTTGAAGTTCAAGACCTTCGAGAACATAGCCCAATCCGGTGCGCGGCTGATGGCCCACGTGTTTCTCCTGCTCTGGAAAAACCTGCCCAACGGTCTGGATGCCGCCGTCAACGCGATCGAGAGATCCTTCGATGGCCTGTGGAACCGCATCACTCTCGGCATGCCTGACTGGCTGAAGAGCGCGATCAAGATCGGCGCGATCGGAGGCATGTTTGCTCTAAATCCGGTTGGCGCCGTGGCCATGGCCACGCCCCTGGCCAGCAAGGCCATCGGCGCGGCGGCGCACGGACACGTCCGCGTCGACGTCCACCTGCATCAGAACGGCCAGATGAAGAGCGTCTCGGCGCACTCCACGGCCGGGCCGGTCTCGACCACCATCCATCGCGGCCCGGTGCACGGATGACCTGGCGCGACCGCATCCAGGAAGGCTCCTATCGCGGCGCGGCGTTTCACATCGACGAGTCGCAGAAGGCCTATGGCCGGCGCAACAAAGTCCACGAATACCCGGGGCGCGACGTCCCCTGGGCCGAGGATCTCGGCCGCGCGGCCAAGCGCTGGAGCGTCCAGTGCTTCGTCGTCGGCGACAATTACGACCAGGACCGCGACGCCCTGGAAACCGCCCTCAATCAGGGCGGCTCCGGCACGCTGGTCCATCCCTATGCCGGCACGCAGACCGCCTCGGTCGAGACCTTCACCGTCGAGGAATCGCCCCACCAGGGCGGCAAGGCGACCTTCTGGGTCCAGTTCGTCGAGAGTGGGACGGACGCCTCGCCCAACGCCACGCCGGACACCCAAGGCCAGGCGATCGCCTCGGCCGGATCGCTGCAGACGGCGGCGACCACATCGCTGGCGGCGAGGCTCTCGGTCGCCAACAAGGCGGCGTTCGTGATCAACGGCGCGCAGGGCGTGCTTAATTCGGCCTCGGTCGCCCTACGATCGGCCCTGGCGGCCGTCGCGCCGGACGCAACCGCGGCGTTCGGGATCGAACAGCAGATCCAGGGGCTTGTGACCGGAGGCCTGAGCCTGCTCAACGCGCCGGCGACGCTGGCGGCCGGGATCTTCGCCGCCGTCGACGGTATCGGCAACCTGGGGACCTATGCCGAGGACGTGCTCAGCCAGATGGTCGGGCCGGTCGGCGCGAACGCGACCGCCGGCCTGATCGGCTTTGGCGCGAGCCTACCGGTTATCGCTGAGACGACGCCCTCCCGCATCGCCCAGGCGACCAATCAGGCGGCGCTGGCCAACACGGTGATGAGCGCGGCGGCGGCCACTGCCGTGGTCACCGTGGCCAGCATGGATTTCAGCTCCTACGACGACGCCGTCTCGATCCGCGATCCCCTGGCCGACCAGCTCGACTCCCTGGCAACCGCGATCGCCGACGGGGGAGACGACGATCTGGCCGACGCGGTCGATGATCTGCGCCTGGCGATGATCCGCGATGTCACCGCCCGGGGCGCGAGCCTGGCGCGGCTCTACGCCTACACGCCTGCGAAGACGGAGTCGGCTTTGGTCCTCGCCCAGCGTCTCTATGGCGACGCCACGCGCGCCGACGAACTTGTGGCTCGCAACAACTTGCCGTCGCCCCTCTTCGTCCCCGGCGGCGTGGCGTTGGAGGTGCTGGCCGATGCCTAACCCCAACGCCATGGGCTTCCAGCTGCTGGTGAACGGCCAGATGTACGGCGGCTGGGTCTCGATCGAGGTCACCCGCTCGATCGACGCCATGGCTCCCAGCTTCGAGGTCGAAAGCACCGAACGCTGGCCGGGCCAGCCGGCGAACTGGCCGGTGCAGACGGGCGATGCGGTCAAGGTCACCGTCGACGGCGAGTCGCTGATGACCGGCTGGGTCGACGAGGTCGAGCCCGAGGAGGACGGCGCCCAGCACACCATCCGCATCCGGGGACGGGGCAAGACCGGTGACCTGGTCGATTGTTCGGCGATGAACAGGCCGGGCCGCTGGTCCAACCGCAAGATCGAGCAGATCATCTCCGAGCTGACCGCGCCGTTTGGGATCTCGACGACGGCGATCGGCGACACCGGCGCGCCGGTGAAGGCGTTTGCCCTGCAGCAAGGCGAGGCGGTCAAGGATGCCATCGACCGGCTGATCCAGATGCGCGGCGTGCTGCCGATCGAGAGTCCAGACGGCAATCTGCAGCTGATCACGCCGGCGACGACGGGGGCGATCGGCGTGCTGACCCTGGGCGGCGCCGGGGCAAATGTCACCCACGCGAGCGCCAAGCATGACGCCAAGGAGCGCTTCAGCACCTATGTCGTCAAAGGCAACCGGCAGGGCCGCGACGGCGACCATGGCAAGGGCGCAAACCAGGTCACCGCGCTCGCCGTCGATCCCCTCGTGACCCGCTATCGTCCCCTGGTGATCATCGCCGAGGAGCAGGCCGACGCCGGGGGAACCGCCT